AATCAAACTACTATCATAAACAAGCCAGCTGTCGCAGGTTCATTGCAAACCCTCTACAAAGTCCTCAAAAATACTATCATATAAGGCTAAATTTGATCAGGCAATTGAGATAATACAGCGATATTTACGACTGGTTGCTCGTTTTCTCCAATATTGAATAGATTGGCGGCACGTTTCTGTACACTTTCTGCAATACGTTCTCTAGTTTGCAGCTGGGGTAGGTCAAGTTCATTAGGTCGCCAGCTGGCTAGAGCTTTCGCGCTTGTTTCAATATCTGTAGCCAATTGAGATTTGACCAACTCTGCCAACTGCTTTATCTGACTTTCATCCATCTTGGCAACTTCATTGCCTTTTTTATTGCCAGCTTTGGCAATCGGCTTTTTTGCGCTTCCTTTGTTATTCCACCCGTTCTTTTCCGCATTATATCTTAAACCCCTAACACTTGCCCCCGTCTGCTTTGCGATAGCTTCCCAGCTTTTGCCAGCTAATCGCAATTCTTTTGCCAATTTGATTTGTGACACGTCCAGTCTTGCCATTCATTAATTAATACAGCTGAGAACTAAACTATCTAGGTTTTTTTGCTAATAAGAGAGCGTGAGGCAATAACGCCACAACAAACAACAAACAATAATAATACAATGAAAGTAGAAACATTTGAAACGATTGAAGCAATGAACCAGAAACAAGTGAGGCAATATCTCAGAGGTTGCTTTCTTGATAATAAAATCAAATTCGACAACTACACAAAAGAAACTGAGGAAAGGACCGGAATCAATAAAGAGACAGCTTTTAGGAAATTTGTTAATGGTGAACTAGGTTTCACAGTTAACGACTTGAAAGGGGTCGCCAAGGCTTTGCGCTTCCCCCTTGCCGGTATGGTCTTGCCAGCTGTCGGCGGATCTACACCAAAGGCAGACACTAAGCCAGCTCACGCCCCGTCTCCAGCTGAAACAAAGCCAGCTCCAACAACTAGAGAAGACATCCTAAAAACATTACTGGAAGGCGTGTCTCGCTCTGAGGTTGAAGATATTTGTAATCAAATAGTACAAGACCGCATTCCAGCGGGTTTACCAGAAAAGAAAATTATTCTTAAAGATGGTAAGAAAATTAAAGAAATTACAGGAGCTACTCACAGAGTTTTTGAAAAAGCTGCAAAAATTCTTGGATCGGGAGAGGATTTATATTTTTACGGTCCAGCTGGAACGGGCAAAACCGAGCTTGGCCGCCAGCTAGCTGATGCGATTGGCTTAGATTTCTATTTCACGTCTAAAATATCAGCGGAGCATCATTTTTTAGGTTATCAGGATGTAAACGGTGAATACAAAGAAACCGCATTCTTTAAGGCTTTTACTAAAGGCGGCTTGTTTTTGTTTGACGAGCTGGACGCATCAAATCCAAACGTATTAACAAGGCTAAATGCCGCGCTGTCCAATCGTGTCTTTGATTTTCCACACGGTAATTTCAAAGCTCACGATGATTTCGTTTGCTTGGGCGCGGGGAATACTGATTTGCGAGGTGCTACTCGCGAATACAACGGAAGGCAGCAACAAGACGCGTCATTAGTGGACCGCTTCTCATATGAGGCAGTTGATTATGATGAAAAGTTAGAGTTGGAGCTGGCCAGTCAATACGAAGTAGGTCCGACAGCCGCAAAACGTGTCCAATCAATTCGCGCAGCTGTAAAGAAATTGAAAATACGGTTTACAGTTTCAATGAGGGCAACTCTTAAATTATCAAAATTTATAACTTTGGGCTTCACTTGGGCTGAAGCTGAAGACTCCACCGTTTGGAAAGGTCTCGACCGTGAAACTATTCGCAAAATTGAGGCCGAGGTCAAAGCTAGCAAATAAGAACAAACACAAGAGAGGAGATTAATAAAATGCTGAATCAAAAATATTTAAAAAGTAAAAACGAGGTTTTGCAGTTCGATTCATTGGATGAATGCATTCGATACGGAGAGCAGCCAGCTAGTAAAGACTGGAGAAATAAGGACAAAAGAAATTCACGGAAAACCGGCAAAGACTCGGACAAATTCCGAGGTACCAAAAGCTGGAAGGAAGCGAACGACATTGCCTCTCTAGGTTGGAAAGAAGGGCGCGAGCTTGTGGACGCGAGCTTGAAAGCAATTTTTGAATCAGGAGCTAGCCAGCTGGAGAATGCAAAAGTTGATTCGTTTGGTGTAGCTGGTGCGTTTCCAGACGTGCCGCTTTATTTAGCTGGGGAAGCTGCTCATATGCACCTTGTTGGCGAAGACAACGACGACGCGTCACAGATTGTCAAATTGATTATAGACATCGGCGCACACTGCGGAATCGATAAAAAATCAATTGCAAACCGAGGTGCAGCTGTTGCGGCCCTTGTTGATGAGATAGAAAGCACCGGCAAACGCTGTGAGATATGGGCCTCGTTTTGTACGAGTATGAAAGGCAAAACGCTTTATAGTTTTGTTTGTGCCAAAGCTTCAGGTGAGCCACTAGATATTGACAAGGTAGCGTTCACAATCGGACACCCTTCAATGCTTCGCCGGATGATGTTTGCAGTAATTGAGGCTTGCCCCTTCACGGACAAGTCAGGCTTTGAAGGTACATACGGCTACCCTGTAACTCCTCCAGCTAAGTCAGTGCCGAGTGATTCGATTTACTTAAAACATATGGAAAGCGACCAAGGGTACCGCACCCCGTCCGAGGCAATGGACACGATACGCGCTATATATGAAAAAGAAGCCAGTACAAAAGGATTATCGGAGGTGACACTATGAACAACGCCCCGCGCTATAAGCGCAAAGCCAGCAAGGGAAGCCGCGCAAAAATGCGGCCTACCTTAAACCTAAGAGCTGAGCCCACAAAAGGCCAAGCAAGAAGAGCGGAAAGAGAGTTGATAAGGTTGGTAATGTTGGGGGCTCTTTAGCCCTCAACTGCCCCGCCCTCAGCTGGCTAATTTTAGCCGGTTGAACGCGGCGCAGTAAGCGCGCAAATAACAACAAAACAAAATGCAAACTATAATAACAAAGAGCTTGCCAGTGACGGCAACTAAAGGAGATCGAGTCAAAGCAATTCACAGCGGCGGCGCAACAAGTGTTACGCTCAGCTGGAATTATTCAAAAACAGCGGAAGAGAATCACGGGGCAGCAGCTCAAGAGCTTTTAAATAAACTCGACTGGAAAGGGTCAATGATCGGCGGCCAGCTGGAGCCAAATAAATACGGCTGGGTATTTGAGGAAACTCACAATAATTCGGTGATCAGAATTGAATCAGATTCCAAGCCAGCTGATCCAGCTGGGGATATTTGGATTGAATCAGCTTTGATGAAATTGGGGCAAGTTCTAGAAAGAAATACAGAGAAGTTCTTTAACGCGATCATAAAACATTAATCAGAAAAACAAACCGCACGACAAAATGACTACTATCATAACAAAATATCTTCGTCCAGCTGGACTAAAAGGCGCGAGAGCAAAGGCAACGCTTTTTGAAAATAATCGCCTAGAAACATTCACCGGCAAACCGACATCTTTGACAGTCAGCTGGGATCATAGCTTAAATTTTGAGCAGAATCATATTGCTGTCGCTAAGCAACTTAAAGAGAAGTTTAATATAACAAACCGTTTAGCTGGGGTCAGTTTTAACGAAGGCAAAGGGCGACGTTACTTATTTTATCCTCTTGACGCTGTGCTGGAAATATAGGCCGCGTCAAAAATAAAACTAAACTTTTAGCAAAAAAAAGATAATAAGGATGTGTATGAAAAACATACTTGAATTAATCGCCGACGCTTTTGGAATGTTATTAATAATAACTATGGCAGCGGTTTTATATTTTGGAGAAGAGATATTCGGATCTCTCTAAAACAACAACAACAACAACAACAACAACGAAAGGAAAAATAATGAAACTAAAAACAACGTCCTATAAACCGACAGAGTTTAAAAAAGGATATTTGAGGGTAAACGGTAAATTCTCAGCAGAGTCTTACCGCAGTAAAAATCACCGCTATTTCACAGCTGAAATAAAAAGCGGCGACAGTATTGACGCAAGAGGTTCTATATTTATGGGCGGTGGTCAATCCCGTTGGAATGCCCCTAAAGGTCAGTGGTTAAAGTTAGATTTGCAGGACGGCCAGCTGGTAGCCAGCAACTATGACGGGCAAACAATACCAACACCTGAGTGGGTGCAGCTGGAAGGGGCGAGCGTATGAACAAAGCTTATTTAATTAACCCACACGAAGCAGAAGTGACAGCTGTCGAAATACCGCAAGATGATCACGTCAAAATACAAGAGCTGATCGACTGCCGATGCTTTGGCGTTGGTGGTTATCTTGAAAACGGAGATGTCGTTTACATTGATGACGAGGGCTTATTTGATGCTACCCATTTCTTTAGAATAAAAGACATAAACGGAGGGATGCCTTTAGCTGGTAAAGGGATTGTTATAGGGACAGGAAAAGAGGGAGCATCAGCTGATGCTAAGACAAGCAAAAGCGAATTACTTGAAATGGTTCGCTGGGTTTATGCAATGGATAAGCGCGGTGAAGTTTTATTTGATGTGAAAGCTTCAGCCAAAGGCCAAGCAGCTAGGACGGAGGTCGTCACATTATGAGCTTATTAAATAAGAAAGCCACGAAGGATTTCATTTTAATGATGGCCCAACAAAAAGATCCGAGAGTCAAGAAATGGAGCCAAGTCAGTCCTGACTCTATTCTTGCAGCTGAAGGGGCTTTGAAGCGTTGGATCAACCAGCACACAGAGCCAAGCCATTTACCAAGAGTAGGAAGGACGGTGAAGCTGTGAAGTTTAAATTATCAATCGGGTTGGCGGCAATAGCTGCCACCCTTTTCGCCACGAGTAAACCAGCTGAGAAGGAAGTGACTGCCAGTTGGTACGGTGAAAAGTATCGAGGAAAACCAACCGCATCAGGCGAGTTGTTTAATCCTGACAAATTAACCGCAGCTCATAGGACTTTACCCTTCGGGACTAAGGTTCGTTGCCAGCTGGGTAGCTCCCGTTTTGTCGTGGTTACAATAAATGATCGAGGTCCGTTCATTAAAGGGCGAGAGTTGGATCTTTCCAAGGAAGCTTTCTCTCGTTTGGCCAGCTGTGAAGCTGGATTGCTGAAAATTAAAATGACTGTTTTAAGATGACTAATATAAATCAAGCGATAAAGCTAAGAAAACACATACAGTCAGCAGACCAAAGCTGTGGACCAGATGGGATAGCAGATTATAAAGGTTGCAAATTAAGATTCAGCCCAAGCAGAGACACATTAACTATAAGCAAAGGCGATGCTGATTCTGAGGTTTGGGAAGCTGGAGAGTTTGAAAGAGCCAATCACAAGGCTCACTACATCAATGATTCTCTAGGTGCTGAAGGTCTTACAAAGGATTGGAGCGATGAAGACTGGAAACCAGTCGAGGGTCACGCAAAAAATTACCGCATTGCTTGTGACAGAACTTTATGGGACGAGTACGTTGACCCCGACGGTATTACTGATAATGATGAGTGGCACGACTCAACAGTACCAGACCGGATAGCTGCTATAGAAGATATGGGTTGCTAAAAATTAAGATGACTTTTTCTTAAACTTCAGACAACCTCGCAACTGCGTTGATTCCTTTCAGCGTTTTGTTGTTACCCTCGTTGGCTCTCAGCTGGCGGGGGTTTTTCATTAAACTTCAAGTAAGTCCCACGCGTTTTTGTACTCAGCTATCCATCCAGTTGCTTGGCCTGTCTGGTTTGTGTATATGTTGACGGTTTGGCAGTGTATTTTCTCTGTAGGGATAACAAAGAACCAACCTTCATCTAGTGCAGCGATAACAATAAAATCGCAATCAGATTTATCATAAAGGACTTTTTTACCGTTTTTCCTTCTGTTGATTTTAAGGATGTGTTTTTGGCCTCGTCGGTTCTCTCCTCTTGAGTATTTTCTAGCTGTGGACTTGACTTGTATGCGTTGCGTGAGCGGCCCTTTAGTTGCTATCAAATCAAATACGCTTGTTGTGTTGCATATTGTTTGAGTGTAGACATCCCAACCTCGAATTATTAATTCAAGAGCTGTCATCAGCTCTCCAGCCGATCCAATATTCGACGCGCTTATTTTCTCGTTGTCGGCTGACTCCAATTCGTTTCTACCCATCGCCAAACTGACCTGATCCCCTCATTTAAACTGATGCGGTGTTGCCAGCCCAGTTGGTTTAGTCTCGACGCATCCATAACCTTTCGAGGTGGGCCGTCCGGCATAGCTGGGTCAAGTGAAAGTGTTAAGCGTTTGCCTGACACTTCAATGATCAGTTCTGCTAGCTGGCGAATGCTGCATTCCTCTTTTGTTCCTACATTTAAAAATCCGTTTGGATCACAATCTCCCGCATCAACTGATTCAAGGCAAAACGCTATTGCGTCAGCTAGATCATCAACGTGCATAAACTCTCGTTTAGGAGATCCGGTTCCCCACAGCTCAATCGAATCACCGTCTTTCGCTTCGTAAACCTTTCGTAGTAGTGACGCGACAGCGTGTGAGTCGCCTATCCTGAAGTTATCAAAAGGGCCGTATTGATTTGGTGGCATCAGTGAGTAGAAATTATCTCCGTACTGGTGACGGTATGCGTTGCACAATTCAATACCAGCTGTCTTAGCTAGAGCGTAGGGTTGATTGGTTGGCTCAAACGGACCAGTCAGCAGTGACTCTTCAATTATTGGCTGCAACGCTTCTCTCGGATAAATGCAGCTACTACCTAGTAGGATGAATTTTTTTAGTCCAAACTTGTGAGCAGCTTCAATCCAGTTCAGCTGGATAGATAAATTATCACGGATAAAATCAGCTCGTTGTGTGTTGTTTGCGTGGATACCTCCGACCTTGGCAGCGCATAAAACAACAGCGTCAGGCTGGTGTTTTTGCAGCATTCTTTCAGCTGCGTTCAGTGTTGTGTAATCAACCCGCTGGTCCTCTTGAAGAGACTGCGAGCTGGGTGAATTATGAAGCCTACGAAGTACCGCACGCCCCACCATCCCAGTGTGGCCAGCTACGAAAACCGACTGCTTAGATCGAGCCGACGGGCTGTGTGGTGGATAAAATCTCTGTTCCATCGAGTTTTACTTTTGACATCATTTTGTCCTTTACCCCTTTACCAATCCCCGCACTTGATTGTTGAACTGCATCCTTTTTATTACACACATACTCCCCCTTGTCGTTCGTTATTTTAGTTTTTAATACAAACCCATCGTGTAGCATATATGTAAAAACATAGCTAGGGATACAGAGGACTGAGCTAACCGACTGGAGCCCTTCGAGCTTCTGGGTGTCGATAATTAGCTCACCGTCGTACTTAGTCATTAAGTCCTTAAACCCAGCGTTTCGACATTTGATTTCGTAAACAGCTTCAAGCTGATGATTCAGTACATTATAACTTAACCCGTCAACTTTCGCATACTTGTCAGCTGGCTCAGCTATAGCCCAACGCTTATGAGTGCTGCGAATTAATTGAACTACGTCTTCTTCGTAGTATTTAGCTTTTTGGTGCTTTTGTTGTACGTCGGCCATACCTGTCTTCAATTCTGGTAATATCGTCTTCTGATAACTCGTCACCAAACTGGACCTCCACCAGCTCAGCTGTGGTTTCTTGGTAATTAGCAATCGAGTGCTGAACACCTCTCTTTACAAAAACATATTCGTTTACTCCTACTGCTTTTTCTAGATCACCAACCACTACACTCACCTCACCTCGCACTACGATCCAGTGTTCGTCTCTGTGTTGGTGGACTTGTAAAGATGTAGCCTCCCCGTATCTTATTGTTAAAGTTTTAACTTTGTGCTTTAGCCCTATTTCAAGAAGCTCAAAAAATCCCCACGGCTTTTTAATCAACCTACTCATCTCTTATTATATAACACATTAATTTGGTGATCGACCATACGCTCAACCAGCTCAGGAAACTCTACAGCTGGCGACCATCCTAAATTCTTCCTAGCTTTAGAGCTGTCGCCGATCAAGGTCCATAGTTCATTAGGTCGCTTGAGTCTTTCGTTGATTTCAACGTAGTCGTCCCAGTCGCCAAGTCCTGCGTATCTGAATGCTCGCAGTAAAAAATCTTCAACTGACCAGACCTCACCAGTGGCGATAACGTAGTTGTCAGCAAACTCATCCTCAGTCATTAACACAGCTGCATTCATATAGTCAGGGGCGTAGCCCCAGTCTCTTTGCCCAGATAGATTCCCCAGCTGCAACGGGGCTTTTCTTTTACTGACAGCAAACTCAGCAACTGCTTTTGCAATTTTCTGAGTGACAAATGTGTCGCCTCTTCTTTCTGACTCGTGGTTAAACAATATACCGCAGCTAATGTTAAGCCCTCGTTGCTTATATATTTCAGCTGAGTGGTGGGCAGCTGTCTTTGCTATACCGTAAGGTGATATTGGCCTGAGTGCTGTGTCTTCATTTATTGGTTTTAGATTTCCGTTTGAATCGTGTTCTCCAGTGTTGCCAAACATCTCAGACGTACTTGCCTGATACACAGACGCAGCTGGACACACTTCCAACACTGCCTCCATAACATTTATGGCTCCATTAAAATTTATCTGGCTCGTGCTTTGGTTGATTATGAATGAGTCACGCACTTGGGATTGAGCTGCTAGATTGTAAACATAATCAGGCTGACAATCCTTTAACGCCAGCTTGATTGATCCGTAATCAGTTACGTCACCTCGGTGCAGTGTTAGTCTTTCAAATATGTGGTCAATACGTTGAGTATTGAGAGAGCTGGCTCTGCGAACTATCCCGTGAACCTCGTAACCTTTGGCTAGTAGCTGCTCAGCTAGGTAACTGCCGTCTTGTCCTGTTATTCCAGTAATTAATGCCTTCTTCATTTTCTAATTAGTCTCTTGGAAATGTCTTGAATTTCTGTAAGGAGTTTTTTATCTGTCTCCATCGCTGCCTCAACCCTCATTACAGCGTTGTATACAGCTGTCCTGTCACGTTTCCAGAACCTCCCGATGTCGCTCTTCCTTACCTTCAAGCTGTCAGCTAAATACATACAAATATGGCGAGGCCAAGCTACTCTTCGTTGGCGAGAGGGGCTTTGAAGATCACTGAGTTGTACTCCAAAATAATCACTTGTGACTTTTGCTATTTTTCTTTGATTCATATTCCGTAAATTTGTTTGATAACGTCTAGGTGTTGCAGCTGGTCGAGTTGCTTGTTTTTCTTGTCCCTTTTGAAACGATTATCCTCAATCCAGCTTTCACTTGAGTAGTGGTAGGTATCGGCTTGGCTTGGTTTGGATTCTAAATCTTTAATATGATTGTCGCACCCATTGAAAAACTTGGGTTTATATTGGGAACTAAACACAACCTCTGAGAAGCAGTGAATACTGCAAGTTTCATAAACAAAACCAGACCAGCCGTTCAGCTCTTTCACTGTGAGGTCATTAGTACGTTTAAATATTTCCAGTATCAGATCGTTTAATAAACCGCTTTCCTTTTCAGCTGCAAATATGTAGTCGGCAATTAGATCTCCGTTGTAGTTGGAGTGTTTTTTTAGATTATAAAAATTAGCTGAAGATTTTAACTGGGTAAATGTGTCAGCCTTTTTGATCGGGTATACATCGCAATCCGCATACACTCCCCCGTGCTTGTGGACTGCTGCGATTCGCTGGATAGCTGCTTTTTGTATCGTTTGAAAACCAGAATACTGCTCAAAGTGGTCAGGCCAATTTCGCTTAATATAAGAGTCTAAACTGTCGCCTATTATGAATTTATAATCCCAGCTGGGGTTTAATAAATTCCAACGCTCAACAGAAACTCTCTCAAACAGATTCAAGTCTGAGTAATTGCTATGTATTTGTATTATATTATTGGGTATCAAAATTAAAAAAATGGTTCATCGCTTTTTGAGAGTTAGCAGCTGCAATAACAGCCCTCCTGACAGAGTCAGGAGAGACTTGCCACCCTTCTGGGATAATTTCATCAAGTGGTGATGAGAATAAAAATGCCGCAGCTGAATATATGTCGTGAGGCTCCATCCATTTCGGCAGTGGGCAACGTGATGGGTATGCGTTTCGCAGGAAATCCTCCAACGCGAGCGAGTTGACAGTGTTGTCATTGTTAATAAGCCCACACTTGTGGGCTTCAACCCAGTCAATTGCGGCTTGAACAACAATCGCCGATACCAAATCACAAAATGCCTTATCATCGTGCAATATAAACCTCCTTAAAACAGGCATAGCTGGTGTTCACTATGTGGACGAGCATACCAAAACCCTCCCTTTGTTCAGCGTCTTCCACTGACTCTATGCCCAGCTATGCTAATTATTTTTTTGTAACTTTCATTCGAGCCCTGAGTTGAGCATTCAGCTCAGGCTCGTGTCTTGTCCCTATTTTGGCTGTCTCTAAATCGTTTCTTTTTGACATTGGGTCTTTCAAGAGTTGCTTCGCTCTCTCGCTCCAATATTTCTTACGCTTATGGCTCTCAGCGCGTTGATCACTAAAATCATTATTGCCATCAAACCCTTTCAATATTTCACTCTCTCGTGGCGGTGATTTCATTTGCCAGTAGGAGATTTTTTCTCCGTCAAACAAATCACACGCATACTGAACCAGCTCGTCTTCGTTCAGCTGTCCATTAACTGTTTCTTTTTCTCGTTCAACCACGACTCGTGTTTTTTCTGGTAGGCATCCTCAAACCTTATTTTGTTTCTCACAAATACTAGATCAATCTCCCCTTGTCTCCCTGCTCGATTCTTTCCTATCGCTAACTTGAGTAACATATTTGGACCGTCTCTCATTGCTGGGTCATCAACATATAAAAACGCAACAACATCGGAGTCTTGCTCAATAGATCCTGACTCCCTCAGATCGGACAAACGGGGCCGACGTGTCTCCCCTTCGATTCCTCGGTTCAATTGAGCTAAACCGATGACGGGTATTTTTAACTCCATAGCCATTTGCTTCAGCTCGGCAGTTATGTTGCCAACTTGAACGTGTCTTTGGGCTCTGCGGTCCTCCGCAGCTGGCTTAATTAACTGGATGTAATCGACAATAATTAACTTCACTCCGTGATCTCGAACCAGTCGTCGAGCATTGCTGCGTATCTGGCTGACAGTGAGGTTGCCGTTATCCACAATATGAATTGGAGCGGAGTTGAGTTGAGGGACGTAACTTGCTGCTTGCTTCATTATCCGCATACGGTTGCCGGACTCCTCCACCCCACCGTTTATAACGTCTCCAATTAGGTTGGTATCGGATAACGAACAGAGCATTCTCAAGTTCAGCTCGTCCTGTGTCATCTCGTAGCTGAAGAACCCAACTGGGATTCCGTCCATCACAAGTTTTTCAGCAATGTTTCCCGCTAGTGCGGATTTGCCTATAGCGGGTCGCGCAGCGATAGTAACCAGCTGACCACCACGCAACCCGCCAAGGACTTTGTCGATGGAGGAATAACCTGTGGTTATACCAACCTTTCCTCCGTTGTGCGCCTCTTCAAGTGTTTCTACGATACGCTTGAACGAGTCGCTTCTGTTGTCTCCTTTTGTTGTTACCCTGTCGGTTAATGAAAAAACAAGGGACTCAGCTGTGCTAACCAGCTGCTCAATGTCCTCAGTGGTAGAGGCTTCATCGGCCAGCTTGAGCCCAACTTCTTGCGTGAGTCTTGCTTTTCTCTTTTCGTCGCAAATTTCTGCAAAGTAGGTCCAGTTTAAAGGAGATGGACACGCTGACTCAGCCTCAAAAACATCGGAGAAAGCGATAGAACCGTTGTCGTTCTTGGCCTTATGCGCCAACGTGTCCACAGTTATGCCAGTGCCACTCCCTTCTAGTTCCTCCATCATCTTCCACAACCCTCGGCACTTGAGATCGTGAAAGAAATTGTCATCCACGCCAGCTGCGTGAATGTCGTCAAATTTGCCTTGAATAGCTGCACCGATCAGCCCCATCTCTGCGTCTCGGTCGTTTGGTATTTTGGTAATTGGTTTCATAGTAATAATTAAAATTGTTAAAATTAGGCGCATCAGTTGTCGTAGGTTTCTGCGTCCATCTCATAGAAAACGTCTTCAGCTGACATCTTCTTTTTTGATGATTGTTTTTGGATTGGCTTGGCAGATTTGTTTTTTGCCCACCAGCGGAACATTGCTTTCCAGCTCTTGATTGGTTGACCGTTGGACATCCAACCTCTCCCCTCGTAGGTGGCATAAAATTCATCCACCAAATCAGCGGCTCCCTGCTCGGCTCCGTGCTTCTGAACCTCCTCCTTCGTCGGAGGTTTTGCATTTAGGGTTTTGGGTTCTTCTTTCTCTACTACTAACTTACTTACTGTACTAGGTGTATAGTATGTATGAGATTTATCCGCGTATAGTTGACACTGTGTCAAGTATACTTGACACTCGTCTGATATACTCAATCCCTCTTTTTTGGCGTTACTGATCGCTTGATACAGCTTCGCTCTAGTCACTCCAAGCATCTTGCTGAGTGCAGCTTTAGTAGAGTTAGGGTGACAGATTATACTGGCGCAGATCACCTTGTCAGACAGGCAAATATCCAATTTCAAAACGCTGTCTGGAATTTCAATTGTCACTCTTGATGTAACTACTTTCCCGCAGCAAAGCGAATAACGTGTCACTTGTCATATAACACAAAAACCCTTCGTTATTCTTTGTGTGAGCAACTACCGCTAGCTTTCCGGCTGGGGTATCCTCCAATGCTCTATCCATAGCGGCCCACACGTTTAGTTTCTCGACGTTTTTAACCTCAAACTGAATATCGGGCAGCTCGCCACAATAAACGTCAGGAGAACCCTCTGGACACTTCCCGCTAAACTGGTTTGTGCGGTATGTTGTTTTTGGGTTAAATCCCGCAGCACGCAATTCGTCGCGCCACATTCGTTCGCCTCTCTTACCCTTCTCTCGTTGATGTTTGCCCATCTATTTGTGTACTAATTTCGCGTTTGCAGCGGGGTTAAAATTGTTCGTTAGTTGCCATAGCTGACAGCTGGCCTTGAATATCTTCCACGCCTTTGAGAGTTCTGCGGGTTTCCACACTTTAACAATTGGATAGCACGGAGATTGGCTACACAAAACAACACTCATCACTTGCTGAATCCTAGCTGGCTTCTGATACCAGTCGGCATTCTTATATGCAGCCAACTGCCAAACCCAACTATCATAATAGTTTGGTTTCAGATTGCCTTTCTTATCTAGTTTTACATCCTGAGTTTTATAATCCAGTAGAGTTAATTTGCCGTTAATGACAGCCAATCCATCCACCTGACCCGCATACCCTAACCTCTCATTCACGCACACAAACTCGGTATCAACGAACGTGACAGCATTGTCTCTGGTCCACTGAATATAGTGTTTAACGTAGGGTTTAATCTCGTCGTATTTACTATCCAGAAATCCAGTTTTGTTGAGTTCGTCAATTGCGTTGTGAAACAGAGATCCAAACACACGAGCGTCAACCATCTTCTTTTGAGAGAGTTGCTGCATTTTTGAAGCATACTCATCAATGTCCTCCTCTGGTCCGATTGGATTATTAATGCACGTCTCTAATATTTGTTTTTGCTTCCATCGGTCCAGTCCGAGATTCGCAACAACTTTTGTTATAGCTGTGACACTTGGAAATAAACCAAGCTCGCGAGCGTCTGCGAGGGTTGTGTTACGTTCTCCGTTTCCGTTTTTCTTCTGAACAGTGTGGAGAGAGCGGCCATCGGGATAATACCAATGACCACCGTCTCCGTTCAGCTCACGAGTGTGCGGCTCAGCTGACAGGAACATTTTTTCTTGTGTTTGAAACCCATTCTTGCAGCTGGTCAGGACAAAAGCGCACGGACCTTCGTATCTTTAGAAACGGAATACCGTTAGTGGCAACCAGATTATCAATTGTTCTGATGCCGAGCTGAAGTTTGCTTGCAACTTCTTTTCTTGTGAGTAGATCCTTCATATTAGAACGGGTCGTTGTATGCGTTATAATCTCGTGCCACGAACGGCTCCACGTCCTTGTCTGGTACTTCACACGAGACAATATTTGAGTACGTTTTCAAATCAGCTGTATTGTGCTTAAAGAACAACGTGGCTGGGCGACCGACTACAGCTGCCTCAAACTCTTCCTTTGAGTTGTAATCTTTAATTTCAACACCCCACTCTTTTAAACGCTTATGCAGGGTTGAATTTTCGTTTGCTATTGACTGAGGCACATTATGCCAGTCCCAGTGGACCATATTAACTTTATTACCCTCACCGTCTTCGCGTGTTTTTTCGGTTTGGAAGACAAGTATGATCCGATTTTTCGTTTCACCGTTTTTTTCTTTGGTCCACGGTGTTCCGTCTTTTTTATGTGTAATCACCTCGACACATACACTCTGAGCTTCGCCTTTTGGGTGGATCTCAAAGTCCGTCTTTTTTTCTGATTCTGTTGCGTTTAAAAACGACATATTATTTTTCTTATTTAGTTATTATTTAGTTTTCAATTCCGACACTCGTCGGGAGAAATTTGTTAAGCATCTCAAGAACACCGTCCTTGAGTTGGTCTAGATTGCCTGTGTTATCCAGTGTGTAATCGAACTGGTAGTCGTCTAGAGCTGTCTCGGTTGAGTGGCTTGCTGCATCTTGGTTTAGAATGAAGTCTCCTCGGTCAACTCGAACCACTACACCACCCTCATCTTTAATAGCCTCTGCCTCATTTGGAAATCTGACATCAGTGACAAAAACAATGTCACACGGTTGCTGGAGATAACCTCCGTCATCGTTTCTGAGCCGATCCATCTCTCGTTTCATCTGCCGGACCCAGTAGTTTTCGCCAAACAATTTACGCCTAAACTGAGTACCCCAGCATTGGAGTAATTCTCTAAACTGCTCCTTGTTTGCGTTAATAAACTCAACGTCTAGCTGAGTAGCCGCAGCGACCTCGCGTTTAAGAATGTCGCCGAATGCAACTCTAGCTGTGTGGTATCTGTAGCAGATACGCCTAGCAATTCGACGAGCCTCATCTTTGCCGTGGCCCATTTTGCCGCTAAATCCAATCACGAGCATTGGCTCTATTTTCTTGTCCCTCAGCTTCATTTAGACACAACCTTTTTAATAATCTTGTCTGCGGCTGAACTCATTTTTAATCCACGCTCAGCGCAGTATTTTTTCAATGATTTGTGCGTCTCGTCTGATAAAACGACGGATTTTGTTTGTTCTCTGGTCATTTGTTTTTGTGTACTCCCACCCAATGTACTCCCACCTAGCATATTTTTTTTTGGATGAATTAATCTGAAACTTTTAGGCTAAGACTGTTAGGGTCTAAAGGTTCAGCAATGGATTCGATGTATTTTATTGTAGCTGCCTTGTCTCGTTTGATTGCCTCAGCAAACCTGTACCA